GAGCAGCGTCTTGCCGGTGGACTTGTCGCCCACGATGTTCAGGATGCGACCACATGCCCAGCCGCCACCCAAGGCGAGGTCCAGGAGTTGGCAGCCGGAGGAGAACGTCTGCACGCTCCCTGTCCGGTTGAACCCGTAGAGGTCACCCCCGCCAGCAGCGGCGGGGGTTTCCTTGTCAGCTTTCTTGCGTGCAGCCATCCGTTAACCCTGCTGCTTCAGCTTGGCGAAGCGCGCGGCGAGGTTGTTGGGGACCGGGGCGGGAGCCGCCTCCTGCGTGAGGCCCAGATCCTGCTTCAGCACGGCCTTCAGGTCTTCGATGGCGTTCTCGCCCTCGAACTTCGTGAGGTCCACCTTCAGGGCTACGCCCAGGGAGATCACGTCATCCTCGTTCAGTGCGTCGAACTCGGCCAGGGTCTTCGGGTATGAGACCTGCTCTTCTTGGACGGGCGCCGCTACCGGGGCGGGAGCCGCCGGGCGTGCCGCGGGGGCCTGGATCGGTGCGCGGGCCGGCGCAGCAGCGGGCGCCTGTTCGGCGGGCGCCGCGGCGTTGCCGTAGAGCACCTTCTTGATGTGGTCGTAGGTGAAGAACTGGAGCACGGCCGGGATGTTGTTCTCGGTGACGTAGCCCAGCCAGCTGGCGACCACGGCCGGGTCGCTATGCAGCGGCGACGGACTGCGCGCGGCGGCCACGCTGCCGTAGCGGGTCATCTTGCCGACACCAGACTTGGTGAAGACCAGATCGTAGCCGCTATCCGGGTCGTCCGTGGGGTAGACCTCGTGCGTGAACTTGTCGATGGAGGCGTTCAGGAAGTCCTGGTCCGTGTTGAACGGGGCAGCCCACAGCAGAGGACCCTCAGCTTCCTTGCTCCGATCGATGAGGAAGATGCCCACGCGGTGCTTCGGCTTCAGCTGGCCCTTCTCTTCGTCGGTCGTGGCCTGCGGCAGCAGTTCGCAGATCGGGCAGCGGCCGTCACCGTTGTGATGCTTGGCATTGCACAGGTAGGCCTCGTTGTCGGAGCCCACGCCGTAGTGCATCCACAGGTCGAAGCCGTAATGCTTGGGTTCCGGCCAGCCGGCGGGCAGCAGGCGGATGCGGTTGTCCTTGTCGGCGGGCGTGAAGAACTTCACGCTGTTCTTGACGAATGAGTTGCGGCCGGACGCGCTCTGCTGACTGCGTGCCACCACGTCGTCATAGTTGCGGGGACGGTATTGGAACGCAGCACCCCCGGGGGTGCCCTTGGCAGCAGGCGCCGCGGCGCGGTTAGCCAGTTTGGTCGGATCGATGCCCATGTTAAGTTGCTCCTTGACGCTTTTTGTCGCGGAATTGTTGATGAAGTTCTCTGAGATGCTCGGTGCGCGCGTCCAGATTGGAAGCAGACGCATCCATGAAGTAGCCCGAGAGGTAGAGGCGCACCAGATTCTCCAGCACACCATGCCGGCGCTCGAAGACTGACAGGGTGTTGGTCATCAGCTGCGCATGCTTCTTGGCATTCAGGTAGGCCGTGCGGGCTTCCACCACTTGAGGGTTGGTCAGCACGGCTGAGGCGATGGAATCCTCAGTGAGCTTGAAGGGGAACTCGCCGGGATGCTGGCGGATATACAGCGAGGTCTCCGCGCAGAGGCGGTTCAGTTCCGCGTCGGCGAAGTCTCGGTTACTGACAGCTTCTGCCATCGCCTCACCCACGCTCTGATAGAGCGCAGGCTGGTGGATGAGTTCTTCATCCAAATTGTCCTTGTCGATACGGACCTGATCGGTCCAGCGTTCGGAGATCTCTTGGTCCATTATTTCAGCCACCCCAGGACGTGTGCGAGGAAGCACACCGCCGCGATTAACAGACAGGCAAGGATGCGCGCGCCGCGCACGGCTGACTTGTCTATAGGTTCGTAGGTCTCCATCCCTTATCCCTGTGCGAATTGACGGCTATCGTAGACCGCCAACTCCTTTTTATCGCACCAGTTCGGCCCCGTACTCACTTCCACGGTGATCGGCACGGTCAGCCAGGAGAACCTGGGAGTGCACATCACCTCCGCTATCAGCGGAGCAGTCTCACTAACTTGCCCAGTCGGGACGAAGAAGGTGAGGTCATCGTGTATTTCCATTATAGGCGCCAGCCAAGGAATGTCAAGTGCCAAACTCATAGCGCCCATTCTTGACATCGAACGCAGCGTGATGTCGTGCGCAGTGCCTTGGATGGAACTGTTAATAATTTCGTTTGACTTCATGGGCCCATGACGGCGGCGCCCTGTCAAGGTCTCAACATACCCCCGCTCCTTGAACAAGCGGAGTTCGTTGTTCTGCCATTTCTTAACACTAGCGAAGGTGAACCAGAACTCATCGAATAGCGGCTCGATGATATGCTCCGGGATACCCAGATACATGGCCACAGCACCTACAGTGGCACCGTAGAATGCGGGGAACACCCACATATTTTTGATCTCGGTACGCAGGGCCTTGCGCACGGCCTTCAGCATAGCATCGCCGGTGGGGATGGGCTTCTCGCCCTCCTTGCACATGGCAATGACCAGCTTCTCGAAGCGCTTGTAGAGGGGCGGGTAGGCCTGGAGCAGCTTATCTGTCCAGACCATGTGAATGTCCATGCCCTCCATCAATGCCTTGATGAAGTACTTGTCCTGTGAGGCCTGCGCGATGATGCGCGCCTCGATCTGGCCGTAGTCCGCCGACAGCAGCGTGAAGCCCGGCGGCGGCACTATGATCTTGCGTACCTCCTTATGCTGGCGGTTCGGATAGTTCTGGATGTTCGGCTCGTTGCTGGAGAGCCGCCCCGTGTTCGTGATGTAGGGGTTCAGGTTGGTATGGATGAGCCCATCATCATGCAACTGCTCCGGCGGGTTGCCATCCTGGGACATCAGCGGGTTCAGGTAGGTGGAGACGAGCTTGTTCACGCCGCGCCATTCCAAGATGAGCTTAGCGACCGGGTGCTTCTCCTTGCTCATGTGCTCTTCGTCCGTGCTCTCCAGCGCAATGCCCTGGGTCAGGAAGAAGGCTTTGATCTGCTGCCACGAGCCGATGTTGAAGTAGTCATCGTAGGAGGCTTCAAGCATTGGGGGAGGGGTCTCCCCCGGCTTCAGGCGCTTGCCCAACAGCATCAACTGACGCTCCCGCATGAATGCTTGCACATCCTCACGGGAAAAAAGTCTCCGCTCTATCTTGTTAATCTTTTCCAGCTGATGAGCGTGCTGCTTCATTAGTTCCTCGAAGTCCACCGGCAGGCCCTGCGCCTGCGCAAGGATCAGCGCCGGCAGCGCATCCATCAGGTCGTTGAAGATCTGGGTCTGCTGCTCGGCTTCCAGTTCGGCGGCCAGGATAGGGTGGGCGCGCGCAGTGTACTTGGCGTCCAGCGCGTTATAGCGCAGCACCTTCTCCGGATCCTGCTCGTACTCCCGCTCCAAGTTCTTCATGTCGATCGTGGACTGGGCCTTCACGTCAAAGCCGAAGAGCGTGGTGGTCAGGTTGCCCAAGCTGCCGTTGATGACGCCCCAGCGCTCATCCAGGATGTAGGACTGCCCCATGGTGTCTTCCCAGCGGGCGTTAAACACCACCCGGCCCAGGAAGAAGTACAGCCATTCCATTTCGTACTTGGCGTTGTGCGCCACGAAGGTGCGGCCGTCGAAGAGGTCGCGGATGAAGCGCAGGGCCAGCGCCCAGGGCATGGCGTAGGTGGTCTCGCCGTTGGAGAACGAGATGCAGAGGATCTTGGCGCCCTTGTTATAGGGGCGGATGCGGCTGTTGGTCTCGATGTCCACCGTGACCGTCTTCCAGGTCCGGACATCATCGGTGGCCATCTCGAAGGCCATTCCCTGGTCCAGGATGAGCCTTACGCCCTCCCCGTAGGCGTCCGGGGTCTCATAGTGCCCATCAGCAGGGTCTGTCTCTCCGGTCGTCTGGAGGTCATACAGGGCCTTCTGGATGTCCCGGTCGAAGACCCGGATGGTATCGTTGGCCATGTCCCGGTTGCCGCCGGACTGCCGCATCAGATAGGACGGGTGCAGCATGGGATAGTACCAGCAGACATGGCTGCCGATCCGCACCGGGAAGCGCTTACCGCGCCAGCGGGTGATGTTCGTCGCCCCGCAGGCCCAGGCCAGGGGGAAGTTGCCGAAGCCCCAAATGGCCCAGGGCTTGGTACGCTCGATGTCCGCCTCTTGGAGTGGGCGGCAGCAGTGCGTCTCCAAGGGATCCGGATCCCGGTTGGAGGGCGGCCGGCAGCGGATGGTATTGTTCCAGCGGATGAAGCTGAGCATCTCCGGCGGTATGAAGCGGCGCAGGAACTGCCCGGCGCGGCCCACGAATTGTGACCCTTCCTTGTCTTCCTCCCCGCCCGGTGCCTCACCCATGATATAGATGAGCGGCTCCGTCGTGCCTGACGGGGGCATCTTCGGGTGCTGTAACAGCGCCCCCTCGTTCAGGGGACAGCTGCCGCAGACGGCCGCTATCGCCGAGAGGTCAAGCGCTTCCTTTCTCTTTGCCATCGTTCTTCATGTAGTTATGGAATTGGTCATGGAGATGGATGATGCTATTCATGTCCATCTCACCTGGATCCTTCGCCGGCCCATCCCAGTCCATCTGAAGGACGTTGGGATGGTAGGGCTGCAACTCGCCGGCCACCTTCATGGCCTGGGCCTTCGCGCCGCGATCCAGCAGCACGAACACATAGTCATAGCCCTGCATGATCTCGATGAGCAGCTTGATCTGCTCCGGGGAGATGGTATTAGTGAAGAGTGCAGTGCCGCGGATGTTCCGGTTCTTGCCATAGAAGTCCACCTTCATGGCGTCAAAGGGGCCCTCGCTGATGACCAGCGCCCGGCCGCCCTTCACGATCTCGTCGTAGTTGAAGAGGGTGTGGGTGGTCTTCATCAGCGCCCGCGGCTTGGCCTCGGCGTTATCCGAGAGCGTCTTATAGCGCAGGGGCTCTACCTGTCCATCCAGGATGGTGCGGCCGGTCCAGGAGACCAGCCGGTTGTTCTGGTAGATGGGCATGATGAGGCGCATGTTCCACTCGCCCAGCGTGCAGTACCGCAGGTGATACTTCGCGGCGACCTGCTGGATGTGGCCCAGCGGGAAGTTACGCTTGCGCAGATAGTCGGTGAACATGGTGCCGAAGTTCTTGGCGCCCGCGATGGGGAAGAACAGCCCAGGCATGACGAGCGAGGAGCCCGGCAGCGGCGGCAGCTGGTCCGACTTGGCCGGCTGCTCCAGCATGATCTTGGCGCCGAACTGATGCACGATCCGGGCAGCCTCCAGTTCGGTGCAGCCCACGAAGGCGCGGATGAGACGATGCGGGGATACGCCGCGGTGGTCGGAGTTGCGCAGGCAGCCCCACCGGGGGTCATCCATGTCCAGCTTCATACCCATGTGCTGGCTGGGGTCGTCGCCGCACATGGGACACTTGGCGCTGATGTGGCCGCGCGCAGTGTTCGGACCCTTCTCCACGAAGGGTACCCGATACGCCTTACAGAAGGCCTCCCAGTTGAAGCGGTAGCGTGCTTTCATCAGTTCTTCCGGTACCTCCACGCCAACGACAGCCAGACCGTGTTGGCGGAGACGATGATGCAGCCCCCCATGAAGCTAAGCATCTGACCCAGGTGCGGATAGTAGAAGAGGTTCCAATAACCCCACAGGTCGAACCAGACCACCGGGGCCCAGTGCACGCCGCGCACCTTCTTGTCGCGCAGGATGGCTCGCACGTTGAACCAGAACAGGAGGAGACCCCCCCCTAGCTCAAAGACGCCGTTGATGAGGTCCGGGATATGGATGACCATCAGCGCACCTTGACCGAGACACCCTTGTAGGTGGCGCAGCCGGTCTCATCGATGACTAGATCGTGGTTCTCCGGGTGCTTGCGCTTGTACTTCTCCAAGGCATCGTACTCGCGCATGTTGATCGAGAGCAGCTTGCTCCCGGCCGACAGGTTTTGGTCGAGCACGGACAATACGACGGTGGCACTCACCTGCTGCATGACTCCCCTCCCCCGAGTTAGATAGCGTCTACACCCTTCTCACAGATGTCGCGCATGAGGCTCTTACCCTCAGCGTTGTAGCCGTTTATCTTATCATCCCAAGTATCTTTCATCAACAGGTCTATCAAATAAACTGTCTTGGGCTGGCCCGGGCGATGCAGACGCTTAACGGACTGCATGCGTGCGATGGAGCCATTGGGCTGGTCGAAGAACACTTCGTAGTTGGCGACCTCTTGCAGACCATCCGTGCCAGTACCGACCGCGGCGATGTTGGCCACCAGCACCTTGATGCTGGGGTCCTTTATGAACTGGTCGCGGACGGCGGCCTTGTCCTTGGTCTCGCCATAGAGGCGCAGATACTTAACGCCTTCCTTGTCCAGCGCTTCAGCGATCAGCTTGCCCGAGTAGAGGAAGTCATGGAAGACCACCATCTTGCAGTCTTCCGGCATGTTCCGGTAGATCTCCAGGGTGGCTTCTATCTTCGGGTTGTCATCGAAGGCTATATCCACCTTCGTGTCATCATCCACGTCACGCAGGCGCAGGAAGCCAGAGGCCAGCTGACGCATGCGCATGTAGATGCTCTGGGCCATGGCGTAGTCGCCCTTGCGCATGCGGCGTGCTTCTTCCAGCACCTTCTGGAAGTGCGCCACCAAATCCTTGGGAGCATCCAGGTGGATGGGGACCGGCAGCAGCGGCGGCAGGGACAGCTTCAGTTCCTCAGGCGTGTAAAGGATTGCCCGATGCTGAAGCAGCCGGTTCAACTGGGCCTTCATGCGCTTGCGGAAGACATAGCGGAAGCCCGTCCCCCACGGCACCTCCTCCTTGCGGAAGAACACGTTGCGGAACATGGTGATGTTGGCGCCCAGGGTCTCACCATGGTCCACCAGGAAGTACTGACCCCACAGGAGCATGGGATCACGGCCGTGCGGCGTACCGGTCATCCCGTACCGATAGGTAATGCGCTCCGAGAGATAGGTGCACATCTTAAATGTTAATCCGGCGGTGTTGCCGATGCGGTGTGACTCGTCATACACCACGCAGTCGAATAGCCCGGCGATGCCGTAGGCCATGCTCATGTCGATCTCGCGCTTCTTCTTAGCGCGCCCCTTCTTGGTCTTGCCAACCACTTTGAAGTGGGTCATCAGGGACTGGAGGCCGGCATAGTTCAGGATCCAGATGTCCCCATCGGCGCTCATGCGCGCCTGCCGCTCCTGGCGAGAGATGTCGTCCAGGCGCACCGCGCGCAGTTCGGGGGCATGCAGGGCTATCTGGTCCACCCAGGTAGCGATGTTCACCACATTGGGCACGAGCACCAGAGTGCGCTTGATCTGACCGCGAGCGCGGCGCCAGCGGATGACGTTGAGGATGAGGCACGTCTTGGCCGCGCCCATGTCCAAGAAGAAGAGGAAGTTGCTGTAGGTGATGCCCAGCAGCAGGCACGCGAGTTGGTGCAGGAAGGGCTTTAGGACGAACTTGTGCGGGCCGATCTTGGCGCGCAGGCTCAGTTCATTCTCGGTCTTGACGGCGCTGTGATCCTCCAGCGGCCGGTTCAGGTAGGATTCGGAGTAAGCCTCAACAGCATTCTGTGAGAGCGTCTTAGCCCCCGCCCTCATCCGCTTGAGGAAGGCTGCGTCGATGCCCACTAGGCCGCCTTCGCCCTCATGCTGGGTTCGATGCCCTTGAACTGCCCCACGCCGCGGCACCACTGGCCATACAGCGGGTGCTTCCAGCCACGACCACGCTTAGCCAGCGTGGACTTCAGCGGGCTGGTCTGGCAGGTTTCACTCTTGGTCTTGCCGGGCGTGCGACTGGCCTTGATGCCCTGGCGCTTGATCTTCATCTTCCAGTTGATCATCACCGCAGTCTGGCGCGGGTGCTGCGCCATGCGCGGCGTCAGCACGGACTGGTCCACCTTGAACTCCTTCAGCTTCTGCTCTTCATGGTAGTCCACGGCTCAATCCTCCGACAGCATTTTGTATTCAGATTCGGTGATGCGCACGGCGAAGATAATAGAAGCCTTCGCACGGGGAATAGTAGCATTTCTGGCCTTCACCCGCAAGACCTCTGTGGCCAGCGATCCTTTGACGGGGCGCATGGTATTGGTGTACTCAAGGCCCGCCTCCACATGCCACGTTACCAGCCAGAACTCCTCAGGCATTGGCCGCGGCTTTCTTGGCGACTGCCTTCTTCTGGCGGCGGCGCTTGGCGGTGCGCTTCTTGGGCGCAGGCTTCTTGCGCTCCTTCTTCAGTTCCAGGCGGGAGATGACTCCGATGCGCTTCAGCGTGGCGCTGATCCAGTCGCCGTTGTCCTTGACACCGATGACCTGCCCGGCAGCGTCCTTCAGTTCGTCGCCGATCTCGTAGACTTCCTGCGGCGCGGGCCGCTCTTGGTAGTCACCGTTCGCGGCGTACTGGCCGATGATGAAGCGCTGGATGGCCGACTTGTCCAAGCCCGGCACTGGTATCCTCGTGTCCATGATCTCCTCCTAAGCGTTTTCGATTAACGGCAGCGCCTCCTTCAGGCGCGTCTGGTAGTCCAGCGGGACCTTCACAGAGTCCAAGACGAACTGACCCATGGCATAGCTCTGCGTGATCAACACCTCGAACTTGTCCACGTCGTTGCGTCCGTCGGCGAGGAACAGCCGGGCCACGCCCAGCATGTGCTCCGAATCCGTCTGGCTGAACGTGACAGTCACATCCGCCGTGCCGATCTGGGACCAATCCTCCGAGGCGTGGGTGTCCTTGACTATCCCCGCCCGGGCGCCTTCCTTGTTGGACTGCGCCACCGTACACATGATTATATTACGCTTCGCCGCGAGGCCGCGCAAGTCCTCAGTCAGCTGCCCCAGTTCGATGCGTAAGTCCTTGCCCGGCAAGGCCATTATCTTGGGGTAGTCCAGCAATATGACATCTGGGACGAACTTAATAGACGATTCCAGGGCATCCAGGTAGGCTACCAACCCGGCAAAGGTCAGGCTGCGGGTCGGGAACTCCTTGATGAGCAGACGTTCGCCCACCCGGAGACCGTCGATGCGCTTCTGGAGATGCGCGGAGTCCGTGAACTGAGGCCGGCGGCCCAGGTTCTTGACTTCCAAGGATGAGAGGCGGCCGAGTTCGTCCGGGATGATGGTGGCGATCTTGACTTCATCCGGCCGCTTGGTCACGGCGCCGATGCTCTGGACGTAGCGCTGGATGATGCGCTTCTCGCTCATCTCCAGGGAGACATGCAGCACGTTCTTACGCTGGAGGATGGCCTGCCGGCCGACGTGCACGAGCCACCATGTCTTGCCACGCTTCGCGGGTGCCACCAGCTGATACAGTTCCTTGCGGGTCGGGACCTGTCCCACATCATCCAGCGCCGGGATGCCCAGGCGGATGAAGTCTTCCTCCGGGATGGCAAAGTCGAGCTTGCTGAAATCACGCAGGAACAGGCCAGGGCTGAAGCTGGTGAAGCGTGCACTGAGGATCTCGTGCAGTGCATTCTCCGCCTCATCCACGAACGAGCCTTGGGCGAAGGCCTGAGCCTCAGTGATGCCGGATAGGAGACGCTTCAGGCGCCCGAATTGCTCCAGGTTGTCGAAGACATAGGGCTTGTTGATGCCATTGGCCTGCTGGATGCGCAGGATGTCCAGCACACGCTTGCCCAGGTCCACGGAGCGCTCATCGAAGGCACTGAGCAGATCCTGGTCGTGACCTTTCGGGGCCTCACCGTAGCGGTCGATGTAGTCGTAGGCGGATTGGAGGAGCCGCTGATGTACGCTGGACTCCAGCCACTCAGGCTTGAGCACGCTACGGATCAGCTTCGATGCATCATCGTCGTGGACGACGAGTGTAAGCACCAAGTCGGTGAGGCGATTCAGATCCAAAGCTATTCCCCCGAATAGAGTTAGGCGAAATCCAGCACGCAGATGATCTTGGATTCCTCGACGCGCTCGCCCTTCTCCAGCTTGGCCTTCTTCATGGCAGAGTCCAGCGTCTGCGCCTTCACGAAGATGCGGCGCCAGTTATTCTGACGACCGTTCATGCCGGACTGCCAGAAAGACGTGACCAACTCGTATACGTTCATGGAACCCTCCTTGGAGATGGAGCCCGGCGCCGGGTGGTCGTGTTTTTGGCGGGCGACCATGTTACCTGCCTAGACGTGGTGGAGGAGGAACCACATTTCGGCACCCGGCGCACAAGGCATAGAACTCAAGATAGATTCAGTATACCAGTCCGCCGGTAGTGTGGGTACTCCCTTTCAAGCATGTCACCCAAATTATCGATGTAGAACTTCAGCGCGTACCAACTCAACTCCCGGCCGTCGGTGCGCATGCAGTTGAACAGCGCCGTGATGATGGCCCATACCTGCCGCACCGGCTTCTGCTTCTCTGCGAGCCCCGGCACAGACTTCAGCGCGGCATCCCACAGACTGCGCGCCATCTGAAGCCGCAAAGTGTGCATGACGCCGCATCCCAGCGTACCTTCCAACTCGGAGCAGACGACCCGATGGATCCACTTCACCTCATCCGGTGCGGTCGGCTTTTCCTGACCAAGCAGGTGTGTGGCGAGCACCTTCACTTCCTTCAGCTGTGCCGGCGACAGGTCCACCAGCCCCTGCTTTATCTCGGTAAAACTAGCACTCATCACTACCTCCGTTATGACTTAACTCAGTAAACTAAATAACTCTAGGCAAGTGGGGACCCGTGAGCACCGTTCCTGACTTTTCCCCTCCTGGGAGTGCGGCAGACAAGTCGAAAAGTTGTAAACGTTAATTACAACTGACGATCCACACTAAAGTCAGACGGGCGGAACTGTCGTATTACCAGCGCCTGGATAACGGTAGGCCAATCCGCCGTTCCCTCACCTCAAGGGCGAGCGAGGAACGTATGCAAAGCTGGTTTGTCGCGTGGGCTTCCGACTTGTCTTTGTTGTACTTCCACGCTGGCTTGGGTCACGGCTGTAATACCGGAGCTTTTAAGGCTCTGAGCCCGACATACAGGGTTTAACGTGATCCTGTTATCCACGGCAAGGTGCTCTCTCATCCTTGCAAGGGTCCGGTTACTCTCCCAGTCAGCGGCCGGCCGGCGCTTGTTGCTGTCGTGTGGGGAACGGTCCACGAGGGACTTCCACAGGATGACCCACAAGTTGTGGGAAAAGCAAGCCTTTAACTTTTTTCGTCGGCAGGGTGTTGCATCGGATTATGGGTTTGATTTATACTGGGTTCTCAGTGAGAGGTGGTGGGGAGTGATTGAGAAGAGAGCCGTGATCTGGCGATAGACGCCGAGACCCACCCGCATGATGTGACGTGCGCGCAACGGCGGATCAGCACTAGGTAGAGGCGGGCAGTCACGCTTTACCCTCAGACGTAGCTGATCTTGGTTGAAGCAGGGTTCCGGGCCTGCCCTCCGCTGTAAAACAGTTCTTTCGGGGAGATTCATGGGTCTGATCGTGCAGAACTTGGCCGTGTTCGTCAGCATGTTCGTGCTGGACATCATCTGGGCCAACTACATCTCCTATACCGCGGACAAGAAAGCCCTGGCCGCAAGCTGCTTCGCAGCGGGCACCATCATCGTGGGCTCCTTCGTGACCATCGAATACGTTAACAACCATTGGCTGGTCATCCCGGCAGCGGTCGGTTCCTTCTTGGGTACGCTCGTGACGGTCTGGTACAAAAAGCGTCATGGGTGAGTTGCAGCGCCTGAAGGTCGGCCGCAAGTTCTACAAGATCGAACACAAGGATCTGGGTGGCGCCGACTACGGCATGATGCGACCCTGGAAGCGCCCACTCATCGAGATCGATGATGGGCTGACGAACAAAGAGCAGGTCTATGCCACGGTGCATGAGACGCTGCATGCGGTCTGGGACTACAAGAAGATCCCGGAGCGCGCGAGGGAAGAACGAGTGGTCACGGATCTGGCCTGGGGCTTAACTCAGGTCTTCATCGACAACCCGGGCCTGTTGGCCCACTTGGAAAAGTTGCTCAAGCAGGAGCGTTAAGAACAGCGGGGCAGTTGCGTAGACGTGCAACGATCGGCTCATAACCGATAGGTCGCTGGTTTGAATCCAGCCTCCGCTACCAGTTTCCTAGGTAAAACAGTGCTGATTGGTCCTAGGCCGTTAATCAGCAAGTCTCTCGCCACTGGTAGGAGACAACGCCGGGGATCGACATCCCCCACCCGCGTCCTTACGCTCAGCATGCTGGGCTAAATTGTAGACGCTGCGGCACGCTGGTAAGCCGCTTGAATTGAGTCGTGGTATAGTATCTATGGGTCTGGGTCGAAACCTGCATCGTGCGGACCCCCTAAATGCAATAAGGCAGGTGACGCTGGGAGAGAACAGTCAAACGACGGATCGGGTAGATCGCCCGGCGTAAGGATAGTACGTTCTTGCTGTCCCGTCTAAGAATAACAGTCGCGCAGGGGATCAGATGGAAGCATCATGGCAACTCACCTCCGAGTGGATCCTGCGTGAAGAGGCTGGCAAGGTAACAGATACCGGTGGCCTGACCAAGTTCGGCATCAGTCAGCATGCCTACCCGACTCTCGACATCGCCAACCTGACTCCGGCCGACGCGCTGGAGATCTACCACCGCGACTACTGGCTCAAGGAAGGCTGCGACAAGTTGCCCTTCCCTGCCGACCTCCTGCTCTTCGATGCCTGCGTGAACGAGGGCCCGCTGCACGGCTTGCAGCATCTCCAGCAGGCCTGCTCCGTAGAAGCGGACGGCAAGATGGGCCCCGACACGCTCAAGGCCATCCAGCTGGGCTGTCAGCATCCTCCGGCCATCATCTCCTTCAGCCTGGGCTATCGCGCGAAGTTTTATGCGGACCTCGCCGCCTCTGCTCCGGATAAGTACGGCAGCAGCCTGCATGGCTGGCTCGACCGCTGCTTCCTGTTGGAGTACGTCTGCCTCACTGGCAAGGTGCTGTGATGTGGGGCTTCATACCCACCGCGTTCCGCAAGACCTTCTTCCAGGATGACGGCTCGCTGGACGAGATCATCCTGACCATCGTGGCGCTCACCGTGAGCGGCATCATGCTGGAGTTTCATACCTACTGGAGCCCCGTCGCCGGCACCCCAGCCTTCACGCTGAACGAGTTCGGCAAGGGTGTGGCAGAGATGGCCGTTGGCTTCGGTCT